GCTTATCTGAGTTTCGGGTCGGTCTCGTGAATAGTGCGGTGATCACATTCACTGACCGAGTCTACCTCTGATGTCTTACTCTCCTCCTGGACTTCGGAACGTGGTTGCTTGTTCCTTTCTGATGTCTTGCTCTCCTCCTGGACTTTGGAACGTGGTTGCTTGTTCTTTCCGGAGAAAGTCGCTTCATCGGTGAAAGTGTCAGGCCACGTGGTAGCAACCTCTACCTGCTGCGTAACCAAGTCGGCTCTCTGCTCGTATACGGTGATAGTCTTCTCCCCGACTTTTCTGTAGAAATGAGGATGTTTCGCTTTTTGTAGGGAAGCCAATGCTAACACCGCAAGTTGCGATTGTGGTTTGGGAGGTTTCGGATCATCGAGGGCACCCAATCGAGCTTTGACACAATAAAGCGTAACATCTTTGTCTGTCGGATGCGTTTGTGGGAGATCAAAAACCACGTCCTTGATGGCTGTGCGAACTAAGAAATTCCAGTGATTCCTGAACCGAATTTCAGGGTCAGTGGTGTAGTTCTTTGTTTGCTTCTGCTTCCAATGCTCTCGAAGAGTCTTGGACTTGTCTGCTGCCAAGCTCTTTTTCATCTTCTTTGAGCGCTTGGGGGCCAAGGACTGACGTTCTGGCGTCTACCCCAGAATCTTGGCTGACTCCTCCAAAGCGACGGTCAGAGAGTGATAGGAAAACTTGCGCTTGCCTTTTGTCCAATTCAATAGGACGCAGTGGTTACCGGTTAAAGCCACGCAAGGGAAGAAAGGTGTTCCGTCCTCAGTCTTGGCGCGCCTGAAGTCATCGCCTTCCATGCTGTAGAGAGCTGCCAGCACGCCCTGCATATCGCCAAAATTGATGCCGAGCTGTTGACAAACCGTCTTAACAACTTTAAAGGTGTGACTTGCCACGCCGTTGACTTCTTGGCTCATAGCAAGAGCCTGGACATACGATTCTTCGCAGGCTTCAGGTCTGTGATTCTCGGGATAACAGACTGCAGCAACGCACTACCAGAAACACATTCCGTCTGGAGGGGAAAAAGCATGGACCGGATAGCGGTCGCAGGTGAAGAGATCGCCATTCTTCTAGAGAATGGAGGTGAGGAAAGAGAATTTGAACTTAAATTTCTTGCAATACTCGTAATGTGTGTACTCGTAAGGCAAGTGTTCTTAGACAGCGTCGATCAGTTCCTCTGGAGTCAAAAGACGAGTTTAGAAAACTTTGGCCTTCGATCCATTCTTCATTCCGAACATGTGTTAATCAGAGAAAATGGAGAAGGAGGGCATGTCGTCTTATTGATGAGCCTGCGATTCAGTCTGGCAGGCGACCGACGGATACGCT